AGTGTGTAATTTCTGCGTTGGGTCTTGCAGTTGCTCCTGATGATGGTGATACTATCTCAGGGTTTGGTGACACAGTACACATCGTAAGAGTTACCACTCACTACAGCAACGGCCTAGCAGTCATGTATACCTGTGAGGTTGCAGAGTAATGAAGATTACGATAAACAGGTCTTTCTACAATAAGAAAGAACAACTCAAAGAGTTTCCTGCTGAAACACTTGAGGCTGTCGCTAGAAACATGTCTGTAGATGCACCTTTCCTAAGTCAGTACTTTGTGGACACAGGTGCCTTTATAACCTCTTGGCAGATTACTGATGGTCGTAGAGGTCGTCCCCGTGGACGCTCTTCTCACGGTAAACCTAGACGTAAAGGTGATCAAACATTTGCTAAAGCAATGGCAGCAGAGTCTACTAGACAGATGCAGTCGGACATAGCTAAGATAGATTTTCGTAACACGACAAGATTAGTTTTACGTAATGGCGCACCTCATGCTAGATACGTCGATGCTAAACACTCTAAGGTTATGGATCAGTTGAGGAACAAATATGGCAGATATTCATAAAGACATTAGGGCTGCTTTGGAAAGTCAACTGTCCTCTATAACAGACGTACCTTCTATTGCGTATGAGAACGTACCTTTTAATCCGACAACAGGGCAAAACTACTTAGAGGTTTCGTATATCCCTATTACTCGTCGCCCAACTGTACGGGGCTTAAATCCACAGCAGAGATACGATGGTATCTTTACTATTAACTGCTATGTCCCAGAGGGTGCTGGCCCTGCGGCGGCAGACACTTTAGCTAAAAATGTCATGGAAGCATTTGAGGCCACAACTAAACTTACCCATAACAGTAAAACTGTAAACATTGATTATGCAGAAAGAACACAGGGAATAGTCGATAGTCCTTTCTACTTCGTTCCTGTTTCCATTGGATGGTATGCATACAACTAACTAGGAGATAACTCATGGCCTTTGCACAGGGTTCACGTTCCAGTCTGTCGTACATTGTAGAAAGCACTTTTGGTACGACACCTACTGGTAACTTCACTAACTTACCTTTTTCTACTCACTCACTAAACCTATCTAAAGATCGTGTTGCTGGTAACGACATTCAGGCAGACCGTATGCCACGTGTTGATCGTCACGGTAACCGTCAGGTTGGTGGTGACATTTCTGTCGATATGCGTGATGCAGACTATGACGATTGGCTAGAAGCTGCCATGCTAAACACATGGTCAACTAACGTACTTAAAGTTGGTACAACACCTAAGTTCTTCTCTATCGAAGACTATGCTGCTGACATCGACCAAGCCCGTTTGTTCACTGGTTGTACAGTAAACACAATGGGTGTTTCACTAGCACCTAACCAAATGGTAACAACAACCTTTGGTGTCGTCGGTAAAGATATGACAATTAGTTCTACTGATATTGCTGAGTCACGTACTATAGATGCAGCCTCTGGTGCAGCACCTTTTGATGCTTACTCTGGTGACCTAAAGATTGCTGACAGTGGTTCAACTCTAGCATCATCGGCTATTGTTACTGGACTAGACTTCACAGTCACTAACGGTTATGCACCTACATTCGTCATCGGTGATGACTCAGCACCAAGCCTAGAGTTTGGTCGTGCAGAAGTAGAAGGTACACTATCAGCGTACTTTCAAGATGCAGCACTAGTAAATCGTTTCATCAACGAAACAGAGACAGCACTTGAAGTTTCTGTAGGTGATGGCACAAACACAATGACATTCCTATTCCCACGTGTGAAAGTAAACTCTGCTGATGTGGGTGTAGATGGTCCTACAAGTCGTGTAGTATCTATGTCCTTCGTTGCTCTATATGACACAACAGAGGCGACAAACTTAAAGATCACACGATCTGCGTAATCCCTAGCTAGGGTAGGGGGGTGTTGGTGTCGGGTCTGGCATCCCCCACAAATCTACCCGACAACCCGAAGGAGACTCGACATGGATTTAAAAGATTTAACCCCTGATAGTGATATAGTCACTTGCACCATACGACACCCAGTCAAGAACGAACCGTTAAAGAATGATGACGGTAGCGACATGGAAGTAGAGTTGTATGCACCTTATGCAGAAGCCTACAAGAAAGTAGTCTTTGAACAACAGAACAAACGACTCTCCAAATCTAAGAATGGTAAGATTGATATTAAGGCAGAAGAACTTGAGGAAGCTGGCATTGACCTACTTGCTAAAGTTACTAAGTCTTGGAATATTACCTTTGGTGGTGAACAACCTAAACTATCAGTGGCAAAAGCTAAAGAAGTATACAAGGAAGTATTCTGGATACGACAACAGTTAGAAGAAGCTGTTGATAGTTCTTTGGCTTTTATGATGAAGTAGTATCGGATTTACTTAGCTGGGCAGACGAAGAGTTTAAGCTATCAGTCACCCAGTCTGGTGCTACTGAAAGAGATCACTTAGAACAAGTATACAAGCAGACTGGCATCAAACCTAAAGAGTTAGAGAACGAACATAAGTTTCCCTCAATCTTGTCGCATGTCTGGTCTGCTTTTGTGCATATAAGCAATGGTAGATCAGCAGGTTTTTCTGGCCCTAACCCAATACAATACTCAGAGATAAAAGCGTGGGCTGAACTAACAGGCACACCTTTGTCATCTTGGCATGTAGAAATAATAAAGTTGCTAGACTCAAAGTACATAGGAGCATTAAATGGCTGACGATCTTTTAACGATGAAGATTGCCATAGATGATAGAGATTATCTAAAGGTTCAGAACTCCCAGAAGAAGTTCCAGTACAGCTTAGTTGAGATTGAACGGGCTTACCGTAAGGGTGAACTTACGTCTAAGCAGTATAATAGACAGCTTGTAATTCAATCTAAGCAATTACAAAAATTAGGGTTTGATTACAATAGGGCTTCTAGTCAAGTTAGACAATATTCCTTTGCACTTAGAAATGCTACTGAGGAACAACTTAACCATGCACAAGCTATGTCTTTATCTGGCAAAGGTATGCGCAGGTTTGAGTTATTTGCTCAACAGGCTGGTTATCAGGTAGGTGACTTTGCTGTACAGGTTCAGTCTGGTACAAACGTAGCTGTTGCATTCGGACAACAGGCATCTCAGCTTCTGGGTTTCCTAGGACCAAAAGGTGCTATTGCAGGTGCAGGTATTGCTATTGCTACAGGTTTCCTTGCACCCCTGCTAAAATCAAAAGACGCTACAAGAGATTTAAACGAAGAACTAGAAGAATTAGAAAGAACCCTTGGTGAAGTTACTACTGGGGCTAAAGCTAGTATTGAAGCAGGACTAACTTCTCAACTTGTTTCTGCCCAAGCAGCCGTAAATGAACTCATAGCTAGAACACAAAGTGAAGACTTTAAGAGGGCTATGTCTTTCGCTGGTGCGTCAACGGGTGCAGGGATGACTGCTCAGTCTATGATTGATGCAGAACTTGAAGGTCGTAAAGAACTTGTCGGTACCCTAGAACAACAAGTCGGTCAGGCACAAATACTAGAAACTCAAGAAAGAGTCCGTGCAACCCTTATGGGTGACCAAGTACAAGAGGCTCAGAACCTACAAGATGCTCAAAGACTTATAAAAGATGCTGAACAAGACAGATTCAAAGAACTAGTTAAAAATCTAGCGGATGCTACAGAAGAACAACTTGAGTATTTAGAGACACAAGAAAAAATAAGAGACTTTGCTGATCAACAAGCTACAAAACTTGAGCAAGAAAACGCACTCCTTCAAATGCGTCTACAGTTTGGTGACGAGGCTCTGTCTGTCAAGCAGCTAGAAAAAGATATAGCAGTTGAAAACTATGAAGCAGAGTTACTACGCAAAGGTGTTGCCGAAGATACTGTAAAGCAATTAGCAGAACAGTACAGAATTAGTCTAAACTTAAAGCAGCAGCTTAAAGAGATGGCTGAGATAACATACAACTTTGCCCCAACACCTGCCGTAGAACAGGCGTTGAGAAGGTATGGTGGTAGAAGTACAGTATCAGGTAAGAAACCTATTTTTGGTGAAAGTGGTAAATCCATTTATGCACCTGCTGTTAAACCCCCACCTGATGTCGTAGGTGATATGCTCAAGCAAGTACGACATCAAGCTAAACTGCTAGACCTT